CACACCATGGAACTGGAAGCAAAAGCACTGTAAGGAGGGAGAAGCGTGGATTTACTGGAAGTATTGCAGGAGATCAACCGGCAGACCAACGATGCCGGGCAGCCCACAGACCTGCAGATCGGAACAGTGACAAAGGCCCCGCCGGACGATGATGAGCTGGAGATCCAGATCAGTGAAGCAATGGCCCCGCTGAAACAGGCCGTGCTCTATCTGACAGAGCCTGTCATTGAAAAGAAAATTCCCATCCTGCGCCACAGGCACGAGATCAAGATCTTGCAGCACAAGCACGTAACGCCGTCCGGCCCCAGTGAGGACGCATTCATTGCTCCGCCCTACTTTACGGAGTGGTCGGCCCTGCCGGATGAATTTGATGCAAAAGTGCAGGCAGAAAATTTTGTGGGCTGGGAAAACGGCGCGGCGCTGCCTTTGAGCAAGGACAAAAAGTACATCATCCTGAATCCGGCCCTGAAAGCCGGGGACAAAGTGCTGCTCCTCCGTGTTCAGAGCGGCCAGAAGTTCATTGTTCTTTCCAGAGTATACGGAGGTGAATCATAATGGCTACGCTTCCTACAGGCACGTCCATCGACCTTTCCGGCGGCGTGGAGTACGTTTCTCAACCGTCAAGAACATGGTTTATTGACCAGACATCTGGCCGCATCGTTGGGGAATGTGATGGGTACGAGGCTGTAAAACAGGCCGTGAATGTGATCCTGTACGTGGAGCGCTACCGCTGGCAGATCTTCCGCTCTTACAGCGGCATGGAGTGGGAGGGACTGCTGGGGCAGGATCCGGGCTATGTGGCGGCAGAATTGCAGCGCCGCCTAGAGGAGGCCCTGACCGTGGACGACCGGGTGACCGGCGTGAAGGACTTTTCTTACACGGTGAAGGGACAGGCCCTGACAGCATCCTTTACTGTCTCCACGATCTACGGCGAAATGCAGGCAAGTACGGAGGTGAACACCGCAGCATGATCGATTTTTCTACCGCACAGTACCGGGCGATTCTGGACTATATGCTGTCTCAGGTCCCGGACGACTACGATAAGAGGGACACAAGCCCAATCCCAACAGCTCTTTCTCCCGCCGCCTATGTCTTTGAGGGGTTCTTCCTTTCCCTGAACATGGTGCAGCGGCAGGCGTTTTTTCAGACAGCCACTGGCAGTGCTCTGGATCTGCTGGCCCCCATCGCCAGCGTTACCCGCAAGCAAGCCACGGCGGCGGTGCGAAAAGGCGAGTTCAATATTGATATCCCACTGGGTAGCCGGTTCTCTACCATCAACGGCGCGGACAGCATCAACTTTATTGCGCTGTCCGCTCTGGGTTCCGGGCACACCTACCGCCTTCTGTCCGAAACGCCCGGCACCATCGGCAACGACTACACCGGCCCTATCTTACCCATCGACACCATTCAAGGCCTGACTTCTGCCCGGATCTCGGATATCCTGACGCCCGGAGACGAGACTGAAACAGACGACGAATTCCGCGTCCGCATCGAGGCGGCACTGAACAGCCGCTCCTTCGGCGGAAACGTGGCGCAGTATGTGGAAGAAATCGAGAAGATGGACGGCGTGGGCGCTGTGCAGGTCTACCCGACATGGAGAGGCGGCGGCACGGTGCTCTGCTCCGTTCTGGGTGCGGACTGGCTTCCTGCATCCACCGACCTTGTGCAGACCATTCAGAACGCCATCGACCCGGCGCCGAACTCCGGGCAGGGGCTCGGTCTTGCGCCCATCGGTGCAAAGGTAACGATCACGGCCCCGGAGAAGCTGGAAGTTTCGGTTACCGCATCGGTGACGCTCCTGCCCAGCTACTCGCTGGATACAGTTCGCACCGCGGTACTGGAGGCGTTGGATGCATATCTGCTCAATGTACGGAAAAGCTGGGCGACCAACATCAGCAAGACCGGCATTGAATACAGCGCCAACGTCTACACGGCCCGCGTATCTGCGGCCATCATCACGGCAGAGGGCGTGGTAAACGTAACAAACGTCCAGCTGAACGGAGCAGCGGACGATTTGATTCTGACAGAAACCGGCGCACAGCAGCAGGTTCCTGTGGTTGGGACGGTGACGCTGCATGAAGCTTGATCTCTCGCATGACCTGCTGCCGCTTTTGCCCCCGGTTTATCGAAACGTGCAGGATTACCAGCAGATCTGTGATGCCGAAAAGGCAGAATTTGACCTGCTGGCCAACTCTGTGGAAGGGATTCAGAATAACTTCTTTTTTCAGACCATGGACGAAGATTCCGTTGCACAGTGGGAAAAGGTGTTTCACATCGTTGCTGTCCCGGAAAAGGAATCTCTGGAGTTTCGCAGACAGCGCGTAATGACCCGTATTGCGACTCGCCCGCCCTACACACTGGGGTTTCTGTATCAGAAGCTGGATGATCTGATTGGCGCGGGTGAATGGACATGCTCCATCACATACCCACTCTACGAGCTGAGGCTTACGACGAGTGCAAAGAACCAATCGTACTACGACGAGGTGACGCACCTGATCAACCAAATCAAGCCCGCTCACATCGTCTTTATCAGTATGCCGTACCTCAAGACTGGGATCCTGATCACAGAGCAGGTCGATGTGCAGAAATACGATTATCAGTATCGGCTGGGCGGCTGGGCCCTTGGGAAAAAGCCGTTTGCCGAGTTCGGAGGATGGACGACCGCAAAGGCTGCTGCATCGCCGACACTGACGCGGACGCTTCTTCTGGACGTGGCACACAAGGCGGCAGAGCTTGCCACGACGGCACGGCTCAACCGCGCAGCGACCGTGAAACCGCTGAAAAGCGGCATTGCATCTGCGACACTGCCGGTGGGTTCTGAAACGTTGATAATCTCAGGCGAAAATCTGAAGCTGGAAGCGTCTATTGAACCGGAGGCAGGTAATTCGACCGTCACGCACTATGAGATACTGAACGATGCGGGAGAGACGCTGTACGCCTCAGACTGCTACTTCGGCATCACCGAAAAAACGGACGTGGACGTAAATCTCTCTATTCTGGAGGGCGCGGACACCGTGCTGGCAAACGGAAGCCGGTATCACTATCTTCTGGGCAGCTGGCTTTTGGGTAAGGATGCTTTCGCGTCACCGGGACAAAATTATTTTGTCCCGGTGACGGCCGCCGCTCCCGCTTCCGCATCTGTGACTCCGCTGTTCCTGACAAGCCTAGCCTCGTATCTGGCGGATCACATCAATATGGTGCAGCTGAATGGCGATTATACCGTTCCGAACCTCGCAAAGAGCCTTTCCGGTGCGGCAGTCACGCTGCAGTATGAGCTTCTGCCATCGGAAAAGATCACAAAAGTCTCTGCCATCTCCGCACAAGATGCGTTCGGAGCCGCCCTCACACAGGACGATGTCAGCATCGAAACCACGACCAGAACAAAGTTCAAACACACCATTATCTTCAAGGAGGGAACATTGCTTTATGGCGGATGATATCCTGAAAAACATTCCTCTTCCCGCTGATCTCCCGGAAAATTGGACATCCCAACAGACCGTCGCCCCGACCGGCGCAGAAGTTGGTCTGGACGAACAGCATGGGTACAATTACCTGATGAAACAGGTCAACAACGCACAGAAGGCAGCAACGGCGCTGAATGAAGGGAAACTTGGTCTGCACGCCGCCGCAGACAACGGCATCGTCGCCTCCGGCGCTGGCTACGTCCGCTTTGGGGATGGCCTGCAGATTTGCTGGGGTGAAACCGCTCAAATTACTGTCGAAGCAAATTCAACTGTAACCGCCACGATAAACTATCCGGCTGCATTTGTGTCAGGACATACCCCGGAGGTGTCCTTAACGATTGCTGGAAACAGTGAAAACGATAATTATTCAAAACTTGTGCTGCACACTACAAGAAGACTATCAACGAGTTGTGATATCTATTTCAAAAATAGTTCTTCGAGCCAGATTGCACCTATTGCGCAATGGATTATAATCGGCCGCTGGAAGTAAGGAGGAAGACACATGAAAATTACTTTAGGTTCCACCATCGCCAAGCCCGTGGAGACACAGGATCAGTGCACCGCTTACGCCGCTATGGCTGAGGCGGTGAATGCCCACAACGCCGCCTGTGGGGTGGGCGACACGCTGTGGGTCATTGAGGATAAAGCCGACCGCTACGAGGTGGCAGAGGGCGAAACGGTGCCGGAGCCGGAACCGGCAAGCACCCTGCCCACCACAGAAGAGCGGCTGGCAGCATTGGAAGCCGGTCTCATTGAGCTGGCTGCACAGGAGGTATAACATGGTAAAATTTTACGTGACGCAGATCAAGCTCCACCGGTTTGACGGCACCTTCACTATTGATGACGTTCCGACCCGCTGGCGGGCCCGCGTACAGGCCGAGTTGGACAAGGAGGCGCAGGAAAATGGCTGATAAGACCATTATGGACGTCTCCCGCTGGCAGGGGAGCATCGACTGGGACGCGGTGAAGCGCAGCGGAAAAATCGACGGCGTGATGCTTAAAGCCGTGTCCACAAACCGCAAGTTGAGCAAGCGCAAGGATGGGTTGTACATTGACCCGACCTTTGAGCGCAACTATGCCGAATGCAAGCGCGTTGGTCTGCCGGTTGGCGTGTACTACTACAC